ATTAGTGCACGATGAGAGTGGTAAGTGGGAGAGGCCTGACAACATATTAAACAACTGGCGAGTTACTAAAACCTGTTTAAGGTTAGGTAGTAGAATCGTTGGTAAGTGCATGATGGGTTCAACCAGTAATGCTCTTGATAAAGGTGGGGATAACTTTAAAAAACTATACAATGATTCTGACGTATCAAGACGAAATGCTAATGGACAAACGAAGTCTGGCCTTTATTCTCTCTTTATCCCAATGGAATGGAACTATGAAGGATTTATTGACGAGTACGGACTTCCAGTCTTTGATAGTCCAGGTGATGATGCAAGACATGGACCAGACGGTGAATTAATAGATGTAGGTGTAATAACAAGTTGGGAAAACGAGGCTGAAGGTTTGCGTGATGATCAAGACGCGTTAAACGAATTTTACAGACAGTTTCCACGTACTGAAGAACACGCGTTTAGAGATGAAACTAAAAACAGTATATTTAATCTAATTAAGATATACGAACAAATTGACTTTAATGAAGGCAGCAGACATAGCGCACATGTTACAACGGGGACTTTTGGGTGGGTTAATGGTATACGTGATTCACAAGTTGTTTTCCACCCAGATCCTACTGGTAGGTTTAATATAAGTTGGGCACCTCCAGCTCATATGCAAAATAAACAAATAACAAAAAATGGAATCAAGTACCCGGGCAACGGGCATGTTGGGGCTTTTGGTTGCGACAGCTATGACATTAGTGGTACTGTTGATGGCCGCGGCTCTAAAGGTGCTTTACACGGATTAACAAAATTTTCTATGGAAGACGCGCCATCAAGTACGTTTTTCTTAGAGTATATAGCAAGACCACAAACTGCAGAGATGTTTTTTGAAGACGTTCTAATGGCATTAGTTTTTTACGGAATGCCTTTGCTTGCAGAGAACAATAAACCTCGTCTATTGTATTATTTACGTCGTAGAGGATACAGAGGCTATAGTATGAACAGACCAGATAAGACATGGAAAAAACTTTCTGTAACGGAAAAAGAAGTTGGTGGTATACCTAACTCAAGTGAAGATATTAAGCAAGCTCACGCGGCTGCTATTGAAATGTACATACAAAACCACGTAGGCCATATAGATGATGGTAACTATGGAACTATGTATTTCAATGACACGCTACTTGACTGGTCTAAGTTTGATATAAACCGAAGAACTAAACACGACGCATCTATAAGTTCTGGCTTAGCGATCATGGCGTGCAACAAACACTTGTATGCACCTAATGTTAAATTAGAAAAAGAAGCATTGAATTTGAATATAGCAAAATACGATAATAGAGGATTTAACTCCCAGATAATTAAATAAGCATGGCTGAGTCAGTATATGTAAATTTTCCTTCTCAAGCGGTTCCTGACCTAGAGAAAATAAGTCCAGAGTATGGGCTTAAAATAGGTAAGGCTATTTGCCAAGAGTGGTTTAAAGACTCTCATAACAATAGATACAACGCATCACATCAAAAGTTTCACGAGCTTAGATTATATGCTAGAGGAGAGCAAGCTATACAAAAGTATAAAGACGAATTATCTATTAATGGTGATTTGTCTTATCTTAATTTAGACTGGAAGCCGGTACCTATTGTACCCAAGTTTGTAGACATAGTAGTTAACGGTATGTCAGAGCGTATGTTTAATATTAAAGCATATTCTCAAGATCAATACGGAGTTCAAAAAAGAACTGATTACATGGAGTCTATGCTTCGTGATATACAAGCCCAGGCTTTTAATGAGCAAGCTAAGGCCCAGTTAAATATGGATTTATACGAAAATCCAACCGAAGAAAGAGTTGACACTAAAGAAGAGTTAGAGTTGCATATGCAGCTTAATTATAAGCAAGCTGTAGAAATGGCAAATGAGCAGGCTATTAATGTCTTGCTTGATGGCAATAGATTTGATTTAACTAGACGTAGATTAATATATGATTTAACAGTGTTAGGTATAGCGTGTGTTAAAACTAATTTTAACTGGAGTGAAGGCGCTACGGTTGAGTATGTTGATCCAGCTAATCTAGTTTACTCTTACACTGAGTCGCCGTATTTTGAAGATGTATACTACGTTGGTGAGGTTAAGACAATACCTATTAACGAATTAGCTAGAGAGTTTGAAAATTTAAGTGAGTCTGATTTAGAAGAAATACAGTCTAAGTCTGGCAAGCGTCACATGAGTGGAACTAGAATCCATGAAATGGATAAAAACAAAGTTCAAGTTTTATACTTTAATTACAAGACTTATTTAAACGACGTTTACAAGTTAAAAGAAACTGGAACTGGAGGTTTAAAGATTATACCTAAAGACGATACATTTAATCCACCTGAAGATAAGCAGACTAACTACGAGAAACTACAACGTCAAGTAGAATGTGTTTTTGAAGGTGCTATGGTTTTAGGTAGTGATAAGTTACTTAAGTGGGAGCGCGCTGAAAACTTAATGCGCACAAAGTCTGACTTTAATAAAGTTAAAATGAACTATTCTATAGTAGCTCCTAGAATGTACGATAGTAAGATAGAGTCTTTGGTTAGCAGAATTACTGGGTTTGCTGATATGATTCAGCTTACACATCTTAAGTTACAGCAAGTCATGTCGCGCATGGTACCCGATGGAGTGTACCTTGACGCCGATGGTCTTGCTGAAGTTGATTTAGGTAATGGCACAAACTACAACCCGCAGGAAGCGCTTAACATGTTCTTTCAAACTGGTAGTGTAATAGGTAGATCTTTTACACAAGACGGTGATCAAAACCCAGGTAAAATACCTATACAACAAATATCTAACGGCGCTGGGCAAGATAAAATTGGTAGCTTGATTAGTACATATAACTATTATCTGCAGATGATCCGTGACGTAACCGGGTTAAACGAGGCGCGTGATGCTAGTATGCCAGATCCTAAATCTTTAGTAGGCGTACAGAAGTTAGCTGCTGCTAATTCAAACGTAGCAACTCGCCATATTCTTCTTGGATCTATGTTCTTAACTACTGAAGTTGCTGAGGCGCTATCACTTCGCATATCAGATATATTAGAATACTCACCAACAGCCGACGCGTTTGTGCAGTCAGTTGGCGCTCACAATGTAGCGACTCTTTCTGAAATGTCTGAGTTATATTTATATGACTTTGGTATATTCTTAGAGCTTGAGCCTGACGAAGAAGAAAAGCAAATACTCGAAAACAATATTCAGACAGCTTTAAGTCAACAACTGATAGACTTAGATGATGCTATAGACATTAGAGATATACGTAACATTAGATTAGCTAATCAACTTTTAAAAATTAAACGTAAGAAAAAACAAAATAGAGATCAAGAAATCCAACAACAAAACATGCAAGCGCAAGCGCAAGCAAATGCGCAAGCTCAACAAGCCGCTGCTCAAGCTGAGATACAAAAAAATCAGGCAAAAATTGCAGAAGAATTAAAGCTAGAGGCTACTAAAGCAGATGCTAAGCTTAGGCATCTTCGTGAAGAAGCTGCTGTTAAGAAAGAGCTTATGCAGTTTGAGTTTGATTTGAATATGCAGATACAGCAAATGTCTCGTCAAGATAATAAAGAAATTGAAGGAATGAAGGAAGAAGGAAAAGATAGACGAGAAAAAATGAAGGTAGACACTAAAAAGTTTGAATCTTCAGGTAATGATGTATTAGAAGGCGGAATGAGATTAAGCGATTTTAATCCACAAATAGGACAATAATTATATAATATTTTATCATGGAAAATAACCAAACAGACCTTGAGGAAGTAATCCAAGAGGTACAACAAGAAAAGACTGTAGAAGAAACAGTAGAAAAAGACCTAAGTAAATTTGAAAGCAAAGATGATGATACTGTTATCAAAGTAGATTTATCAAAACCACTAACCAATGAAACTGAAGAAAGTGACACTGACAACTCAGGAGTGGCTAGAAGCAATGAAAGTCCCGAGCCCACACAAGAACAAGAAGAAGTACAACCGCAAGGAGAAGTACAAGAAGAAGTACGAGTACTAGAAGAAGTTACAGAGCAAGCAGAAGAGTTAGCCGAAGAAGCGGCTGAAGCTTTGGTTACGTCTGAACAAACTGGTAAACCACTACCAGAAAATATCCAAAAGCTAATGGACTTTATGGATGACACTGGTGGTAGTTTAGAAGACTACGTACGACTTAACAGAGATGTTAAAGACATCGATGATCAAGACGCTTTGTTAGAGTACTATAAAAGAACTAAACCGCATCTTACTCCAGAAGAAATAAACTTTATGATGGAGGATAAGTTTTCATACGATGAAAACGAAGATGAGGAACGAGATATTAAACGTAAAAAATTGGCCCTCAAAGAGCAAGTTGCCGAGGCCAAAACCTACCTAGACGGGCAAAAGTCTAGATACTATGAGGAAATCAAAGCTGGAAGTAAGCTCACTCAAGAGCAGCAGAAAGCAATTGAGTTCTTTAATAGATACAATAAAGAGTCGGAACAATCGGCTAAAATAGTTGAACAGCAGCAATCTATATTTCAACAGAAGACTAATCAAGTCTTTAGCGACAACTTCAAAGGTTTTGAATACAACGTCGGAGATAAAACATATAGATTAAATGTTAACAACGTAGACCAGGTAAAGCAATCACAAAGCGATATAGGTAATTTCGTAGGAAAGTTTCTAAACGAAAACAACGCAATGGAAGATGCTAAAGGTTACCACAAAGGTTTATATACAGCTATGAACGCAGATGCAATCGCTCAACACTTTTACGAGCAAGGTAAAGCTGATGCTATAAAAGACACTGTGGCAAGAGATAAGAATATAAATACAGATTCTAGATCTTCTCACAGTCAAGCAAAAGGCGGGCCTACTTTCAAAGTACTTGGCGATGATTCTAATTCTTTAAAATTTAAAATTAAAAGAAAAAAATAACATTTAAAATTTAGAAAAAATGGCAATTTCAAATCCTGGTAATTTGTTGAATAGTGTTGCTGCTCCACAGAAGCAGACGCTTACAACGAATTACATCGATTTCACAGCATCCGGCACAGCAGGCTGGGCGCAACAATACTTACCAGACCTTATGGACTCAGAGGCAGATGTGTTTGGTAACAGAACAGTATCAGGTTTCTTAGCACAAGTAGGTGCAGAAGAGCCAATGTCTTCTGACCAGGTTATTTGGTCTGAGCAGGGTCGTCTTCACTTAACGTACAATGCAACTGTTACTGACTTCAACGACATCTCAACTTCTGGAGGTTCTGATGCTGGTGGTGCTAAAATTACTATCGGTACAGATATCGACGGTAACACAGCTGGAGCTAATCACGGTATTCGTTTAAACGATACAGTGCTTATTGCTTCAAAAACTGCTATCGTTAGAGCTTTAGTTGTTAAGACTTACGCAACAGCAATCATTGACGTTATGCCGTACGACGGTGCAACTTTAGAGGACGCTGGTTTCGTTAACGCTACAGCGTGTGTTGTAATGGTTTACGGTTCTGAGTTCGCGAAAGGTACTGACGGACGTAGCGAAGCTGCAACTCCTCAGTTCAAGACATTCACTAACAAGCCTATCATTTTGAAGGATTACTACGAGATCTCTGGATCTGATGCTTCTCAAATTGGTTGGATTGAAACTGTTGGTGAAGATGGTTCTTCAGGATACTACTGGTACCTAAAAGCAGAAGGTGAAACTCGTATGCGTTTTGCTGACTACTGTGAGATGTCTATGCTAGAGGCTATTAAGCCAGCTACAGCGTCACTAATTGACGATGGACTAAACTCTCAGTTTACTGCTCTACCTGGTGGCACTGGTCCTGGAACAAGCGGCACTGGAGACAACTACAGTACTGAAGGTTTATTCAACGCTATTGAAAACAGAGGTAACATCACTACTGGTGTAACTGGTGAAGTTTCTGGAGTTGACCTAGCTGAGTTTGATCTAATCCTTAACGAGTTTGATAACCAAGGTGCTATTGAAGAAAACATGATGTTTGTTAACCGTGCGACTAGCCTAGCTATCGACGATATGCTTGCATCAATGAATGGCTTCGGTACTGGTGGTACTTCTTACGGAGTATTTGAGAATGACGAAGACATGGCGCTTAACCTAGGTTTCTCTGGTTTCCGTCGTGGTTCTTACGACTTCTACAAGTCTGACTTCCGTTACTTAAACGACAAAGGTACTCGTGGATCTATCAACGATATTTACAAAGCAGGAGCTATCCGCGGAGTAATTATCCCAGCTGGTACATCTTCAGTATACGATCAAATGGTAGGTGCTAACATGAGACGTCCGTTCTTACACGTACGTTACAGAGCTTCTCAAATGGAAGATCGTAAGTTTAAGACTTGGATTACTGGTTCAGTTGGAGCTGTTACTTCTAAGCTAGACGTTATGCAGGTGAACTTCCTGTCTGAGCGTTGCCTAGTTACTCAAGGAGCTAACAACTTCATGTTGTTCAAGTAAGATTATATTTGACGAAACTACCTCACCTTCGGGTGGGGTAGTTTTATATTAACTTTTATTATATTATATTATGGCAAAAAAGAAAAAAGCCGAGGTTGTAGAAGAACCTCAAGTAGAAAATACACCGATTGTTGAAGCTCCTTTACCAGAGCCAAAGCCGGTGGTTAAAAAAGAAACACCAAAGAAAGATCAGTGGGAAATTAAAGAAAGAACATACTTTTTAAAAGGTTATTCTAGACCTCTTTCATTTCAACTAAAATCATCTGGCATATACTGGTTTGATGAAGAAAAAGGTTACGAAAGAGAGCTTAAGTACACTAAAAACCAAAGAACAGTATTTGTAGATGAGATGACAGGTGATCAAAGAATGGATGGTATTGTTTTTAGAAATGGAGCGCTAAACGTTCCAAGAGAAAAAACAACTTTACAAAAGTTACTATCTTTATACCACCCTCACAAAGACGTACTATACGCAGAGTTCAAGCCTCAAGTTATAGCAGAAAACGAGCTTGATAACTTAGAGTTTGAAGTAGAAGCAATGAGCGTAGCAAAAGATCTAGATATAGATATTGCAGAGGCTGTTATGAGAGCTGAGATTGGTTCTAAGGTATCTAAGATGAGTTCTAAGGAGCTTAGACGTGACTTACTATTGTTTTCTAAGCGAAACCCTCAACTGTTCTTAGAACTTGTTACAGATGACAACGTGATGCTAAGGAACTTTGGTATTAGAGCAACTGAAGCTGGTATTATACAACTATCAGGAGATCAACGCAACTTCTTGTGGAAATCAAACGGTAGAAAATTAATTACAGTTCCTTTTGACGAACA